AGGTCGTAAAAAAATGTATGACTCTGGCGATTTGATTTGACAAAACGTATGACCCTTACACACGGCCCCGGAGGCCAGAAGGAGGCCGCGATGGCCGGCAGAGGACGGGCACCTAAGCCCCCCAACGAGAGACGCAACCAATCGAAGCCGCAGCGCGGTGATTGGCAAGAACTTACGGACCCGGTTGACAAGGTGCCGAAGCTCCCGACCCGCGGCAAAGGCCGAGGCACGTGGAGCCCCCGGACCAACCGAGCATGGACCGCATGGTGGTCCGACCCGGTTTCTTCGCAGTGGAGTCCGAGCGATATAGAGCTGGTCGAGCACTTGGCGGACGTAATGGAGGAGTGGGTCCGAGACCCTGAGACAGCAGGCCGCGCCACGGAGGTGCGGCAGATCCGCGACGTTCTCGGCCTCACCCCGAAGGGACGCCAGGACCGCCGCTGGAAGATCGCACCGCCCGCCGAGGTGGTGGACATGAAACCGAAACGCAGCGCCGCCGAGCGCATGGCGGACCTGAAGAATGCGGCCCGCTCGTGACGCATGGCCGGACCTCACGCTAGGAGCGGAGGTTGCGGAGTGGATAGCCGATAACTGCGCCGTTCCAGACGGCGATCTCGCTGGTGAGCCTTTCGTTCTCAGTGAGGATCAGCTTCACTTCGTTGCGTGGTATTACGCCATTGACGAGACCGGCAAGTTCCGCTTCCGCCGTGCCCTCCTGGTTCGGCCTCAAAAGTTCGGCAAGGGCCCGCTGTCTTCCGCCGTTATTTGCGCCGAGGCTGCCGGTCCCGCCCGCTTCTCCCACTTTGAAGACAACGGCGACCCCACAGGCAAGCCGTGGCCAACCCCCTGGATTCAGGTCGTAGCGGCATCCGAGGATCAGACCGATAACGTCTGGACTTCGCTGGTGCCGATGATTGAACTCGGCAACCTCTCCGCCCACGTCCCCGATACCGGCAAGACCCGGATCAACGTACAGGGCGCACATGGTTCCTCTGGCGTAATCGAGCCGGTAACGAGCGCGGCCATATCCCGCCTCGGGCAAAGGCTGACCTTCGCTAACCACGACGAGACCGGCTTTTGGACTGAGCACAACGGCGGGGTCAAGCTGGCCGACACTCAGCGCCGGAACCTCGCAGGCATGAAGGGTCGCTCGATGGAGACGACCAACGCCTGGGACCCGTCCGAATCTTCGGTAGCGCAGCAGACGTTTGAGGCCGACATGGCCGACGTGCTGATCGACTACCCCGAGCCGCCCAAAGGCTCGATCAAGAATAAGCGCGAGCGCCGCAAGGTGCTGGACTTCGTTTACAAGGGCGCACCGTGGGTTGACAAGGACCGGATCGAGTCCGAGATCGAGGAACTGCTGCCGCGCGACCCGAACCAGGCCGAGCGTTTCTTCCTGAATCGGATCGTTGCCGGCGCGGACAAGGCATTCGACATCGACGTGTTCAAGTCGTTAGCCGCACCGCATGAGATTCCGCCGAAGGCACTGGTTACGGTCGGCTTCGACGGTTCGCTCTACAACGATGCGACTGGGCTGGTTGTTACCGAGATCGAAACCGGGCACCAGCACGTTGCCGGGGTATGGGAGCGGCCCAGGAACCTTCCGCCCGACGATGACTCATGGATCGTCCCGGTGAACGAGGTAGACGAAACGGTTGAGGCAATCTTCGACCGCTGGCAGGTATGGCGGATGTATTGCGACCCGCCCTACTGGCAGGACTCCATCGACCGCTGGGCCGGTAGGTACGGGTCCGACACCGTTGTCTACTGGTGGACGAACAACCGCAAAAAGTCTGCCTTCATTCTCCGTGAGTATCGAAACGACATGCGCTCCGGCGTCATGTCGCACGATGGGTCCGAAGACCTGATCCGTCACGTCGGCAACTCAATTCGCAAGCCGACCAACATGCGCGACGATGACGGCCTCTTCCTGTGGCTGATCGGCAAGGACGCCGCGAAGTCTGCGAACAAGATCGACCTAGCAATCTGCGCGGCCCTTAGTTGGCGAGCGCGGGGCGACGCCATCAACGCCGGAGCACTCAAGGCGAAGAAAAAGGGTCGCCTCATCACCTTCTAAGAAAGGAGCAGGCCAGTGAGCTTGACACCTCCGAACGACGCTGTGCCTGTTCAACTGATCCAGCCCTCGGGCGATCAGGACTACGGTTCCCCCGAGTGGTGGCGCGACAGCCTCCTCGCCGAGATGGATCAACGCTGGTCGCTGATCCAGCTCTACGAGGACTACGCCGCCGGTCGGCACAAGATGACCTTCGCCTCCTCCGCTTTCCGCGAAGCCTTCGGGCAGATGCTTGCCGCCGTTTCTGACAACTGGATTCCCCTGGTTCTCGGGGCTTCCGTTGAGCGACTGACCCCGCAGGGCTTCCTCTTCGGCGAAGACCACAAGGGCGACTCCGAGGCGTGGCGGATCTGGCAGGAGAACAACCTGGACGCCGACGCGCCGCTTGCTTTTACCGAGGCAGCCAAGCACGGCGAGTCCTACCTGCTGGTATGGCCCGACGAGAACAAGCCTTCAACCGGAGTGTTCGGCAGGTTCTTCAACCGCCGCTCCGAGGACGTGGCGCCGCGTATCACCGTTGAGCACCCGTCGCAGATGGTTGTCCGCCGTCAGGCAGGCGACCGTCGCCGCCGCGCCGCCGCGCTCAAGCGTTGGCAAGAGGATGACGGCACGGTTATGGCGACCCTGTACCTGCCAGATATGATCCACTACTGGAAGCACGGTAAGAGCGGCTGGGAAGTGCGCCATCCTAGCGGCAAGAACAAGCTCGGAGTAGTTCCGGTCGTCCCGCTTGTCAACGAGCCGCAGATGCTCCCCTGTCGCCCCCCTTCGGCACTCACGGTCCTTCCGCATAGCGTCAACGCCAACGCCTTCATCGGCCTCGGTCGCTCAGACCAGGCAGACGTGATCTCGACCGTGGATCAGATCAACAAGTTGCTCTGTGACGAGATGGTCGCCTCCGAGGTTGCCGCGTTCCGGCAGCGGTGGGCCGTTGGCCTTGAGGTGCCGGTTGACGAGAACGATCAGCCGGTCGAGCCCTTCAAGGCCGCAATCGACCGCCTCTGGATCTCCGAAGACGATTCGACCAAGTTCGGCGAGTTCGGCGCTACCGATCTCAGCAACTACACGGGCGCAATCGAGCAGCGCATCCAGTCCCTCGCCGCTCGCACCCGCACCCCGCCTCACTACCTGCTCGGCAGCATCGTGAACGCCTCCGGCGATGCGCTGAAGGCCGCTGAAGCCGGTCTGGCCTCGAAGGTGGACGGCAAGAAGAAGGGCTTTGGAGAGGCGCTGGAGGAGGCCATCCGACTCGCCTTCGCCTGGATGGACGACGACCGCGCCACGGACCTGTCCGCCGAAGTGTCATGGGCACCGTCTGAGACCCGCTCCGAGGCCGAGTACGTGGACTCGCTGGTCAAGAAAATGGCGCTCGGCATCCCCAAGGAGCAGCTATGGGAAGACGCTGGATATTCACCTCAAAAAATAGCGAGATTCAAGACCATGCTGCTCGAAGAGGGCACCCGCAACGACATCTTCGGCCCGGTAGCACCAGACACGCCGGACGTGGCCGATGTCGAAGCTGGCTGAACGCCACATTGAGCTGAACGCCCAGCTCCGCGACAGCACGGTCAAACGCCTGACTCGCATCTGGCGCTCACTCCCCGAGTACCGGGACGAGACCCTTCCGGCATGGCTGAACGCTGCGGTCCCGGTCGTACAGGCCGCGCAGCGGGCAGAGATCACCATTACCCAGGCGTACCTGTCCCGAGCACTAGGCCGAACCGTCCGGGCGGTCAGCGCCGAGGAGATTATGGCGATGTACCGCAACGGCACCCCACCCGCCGACGTTTACTCCCGCCCGTTCGGCGAGGTGTGGAGCGCACTGGCAGGCGGCGCGACCTTTGACCAGGCCCAGGAGCGCGGCCTGTTTCGAGCCACACAGACCGCAGCTACCGACATACAGGCAACGATGCGCGACACGCTGAACGTTGTAGGTGAAGCCGAACCGGATCTGTGGGGATACCAGCGGGTAACCGACGGAGCGGCATGTAGCTTCTGCCTGCTTCTCAACGGGGCTCAGTTCCGTACCGACGACCCGATGCCGATCCACCCGAACTGTGGGTGTGGAGTCGAGCCAGTTGTCTACACCCGCGGGTTTGACAACCGCAACAACCTCGCAACTTTCAACGCAAGCCCGACCCCGCCCCCGAAGGGCGTAGCGGTCAGGGATCACGGCGAACTCGGCCCCGTACTGGGCGATCCGTCGCAGAACTTCACCACAGCAGCAGACATCTAACCCCTCGGCGTCACGGACGCCAACATAAGGAGCGCCATCGAATGGCAGACGAAACGGCCCCGGAGGTCGAAGCAGCACCCGTAGTCAAAACCGAAACCCCGATCAACGTGAGCATCGAGCCAGGTTCGCCCGATGAGCCGAAGCAGTTTGACGAGTCATATGTCAAGCAGCTCCGCTCCGAGGCCGCGAAGCATCGCATCGAGGCCAAAGAGGCCAATGTAAAGGTGCAGGCGTTTGAGGACGCACAGAAGTCCGACGACGAAAAGCGCGTGGAAGCACTCGAAGCGGAACGCAAGAGAGCCGAGACCGCTGAGTCCCGCATCCAAGAGCTTGAGGTCAAGCAGCTTCGCAGTGAAGTTGCTGCCGAAAAGAAACTCCCCCCCAAGTTGGCCGGAAGGCTGACCGGGGAGACCCGTGAGGAGATCGTGGCTGATGCCGACGCTCTCCTCGAAGACCTGGGAACGCTCCCAGGCGAAACGCCCCCTCCTGGCGATGGCGGCGCTCGAACCCCTGTTCAGCCGAAGGATCTGGAAGCGCAGATCCGTGAGGCAGAGGCAGAGGGCGATTACCGCAAGTCAATGAGCCTGAAAAGCCAGCAACTCGTGGCGATGAAGGCTCGATAAACCAAAAGGAGGCCAATCATGGCCGCAATCTCTGGGCAGGGAACCACTTTCAACCTGCCGAACTACACGGGTGAACTCTTCGGAGTCACCCCCCAGGACACCCCGCTGCTCTCCGCCATCGGCGGACTGACCGGCGGAACCAGCGTCGATTCGACCGTCTTCTCGTGGGAGACCTACGACCTGCGCGACGCAGACGAGGCCCGCCAGCGGCTGGAAGGTGCTAACGCGCCGACCGCTTCCGCCCGGACCCGTTCTACCGTTCGCAACGTCGTCGAGATCCACCAGGAGCAGCTTGAGGTGTCGTACACCAAGCAGGCTGCCGTCGGTCAGATCGCGACCAACGCATCGTCCCACCCCTACGGCGAAGCCGGCACGGGTGAGAACGCGGTCACCGATGAGGTCAACTGGCAGCTTCGCCAGCACCTCGTTCAGATCGCCCGCGATGTCGAGGTCGGGTTCATCAAGAACACCCTCGTGGAGCCCGCTGACAACAACACCGCCCGTAAGACGGCTGGGCTGGCAAGCGTCATCACCACGAACACCGTGAACGGTGGCGACACGCCGCTGGTCAAGGCGGACGTGCTCGACGCCATGCAGGATGCCTACGACAACGGCGGCATCATGGAAGACGAGACCCGCGTCATCATGCTGGGTTCGACCCAGAAGAGGGCGCTGACCGCGGAGTTCATCAACGCTACCGATGGCTACAGGTTCCAGACCAGCAACATCGGTGGGGTGAATGTTCAGACCATCGAGACTGACTTCGGCAATCTGAACGTCATGCTCAACCGCCACGTCCCGGCTGACGAGGCATACATCCTCTCACTGGAGGATCTGGAAGTCTGCTTCCTCGAAATCCCCGGCAAGGGACACTTCTTCGTCGAAGAACTGTCGAAGGCCGGATCGGCGGACAAGTACCAGATCTACGGAGAGATCGGCCTGAAGTACGGCAACCAGCGTAAGCACGCGAGGATCTACAACCTCGGCGGTTACAGCTCGTAATCGGTAGGCGGGGTCGGCTTCGGTCGGCCCCGCCGCTGGTTTTTCATCGAAAGGAGCGGTATGGCTTTCGCAACAGCAACCGAAGTGGCAACACGCCAAAACCGCACCTTCACGGCAGGCGAGACGGCGGCGGTGAGTGACCTCCTCGATACCGCAACCGCAGCGATAGCGGCAGCGGCAGACAAGGACGACGCATGGGCCGCAGCACTTACTCCGGTCCCGGCCATTCTCCGAGGGCTGACCATCGAACTGGTCGGTAGGGCCCTGGCAAACCGCGACGGGCTATTCAGTCAGTCGGAGACAATCGGCTCCTACTCCATCTCGCAGAGCTTCAATAAGGACATCCCCTCACCCTTCGTCCTTACCGACCTTGAACGGCGCGTGGTCCGGCGTACCGTCGGCTCCCTCAATTACGAGGTCCGCACCCCGACCGCCACCGAAGCCTACCTCGAAGCCCTTGTTAGCTAACGACCTCACCGTGCTGGTCCCGGTCCTCGGTAGGCCACACCGCGTCAGACCCGTCATGGACTCGGTCTACGCGGCTACACCGGAGGCCGAGCTTCTGTTCCTGGCTGACCCCGACGATGAGCCGGAGCTGGAGGCGCTGGAGGCCGAAGGCGCGGAATACCTTACCTACTCCGGCGGCTTCGCAGCCAAGATGAACTACGGCGTTCGGCAGACCTCACGCGATCACCTCTTCCTCGGGGCCGATGACCTCCACTGGCACCCCGGCTGGTACGAGCGGGCAGTCTCACGGCTAACCGCTACGACGCAAGTAGTCGGCGTCAATGACCTTTGTTCCGACAGGGTCCAGCTCGGCGAGCACGCCACACACTTCCTGACGACCCGCGAGTACGCGTTGCTACCGCTGCCCGACGGAAAAGACGGACCCTTTTCGACCGCCTACAACCATTGGTACTGCGATGACGAACTGGTGGCAACGGCCAAGCACTACGGCGCTATCGCCTTTGCCACTGACTCCATTGTCGAGCACTACCATCCGCAGGTGGAGAAGGCCGAAGACGACGCCACCTACGTCAAGGGCCGCAGCCGAAAGCGCGAAGACCAGCGCATGTTCAAGAGAAGGAGCCAACTGTGGACGCCCAAGTAGTAATTGGCACCTTCGGATCGCAGGAGTGGGCGGAACTCGCTCTTGAGCGGGCCATACCCTCCGCACCCGGCGCTATCCACGTTCACGGCGACACACTTGCCGAGGCCCGCAACGAAGGGCTGGCGCAGGTCACCTCACCGTGGGTCATCTTCCTCGACGCTGATGACGAGCTGGCACCGAACTACATCGAGGCAATGGCTACCGGCACCGCCGACCTTCGCGCACCCGCTGTCAGATATGTACGCGGCAGCCGGACACAAGACCCGTACGTCCCGCAAGTCGCCGGCCACTCACACGCCTGTAGCGCGCCGTGTCTGGAAGAAGGCAACTGGCTGGTCATCGGAACCGCGCTCAGGGCTGACCTTGCCCGCGAGGTTGGCGGCTTCCGCGAGTGGGAAGTCTACGAAGACTGGGATCTCTTCCTGCGCTGTTACCTACTCGGCGCAACGGTCGAGGCCATCCCCTCCGCCGTCTACACCGCTCACGTCCGACCCGACTCACGCAACCGGGCTCCGAGCATCGAGGTCAAAAACCGTATCCACCACGAGATCGTAAAGGCAATAGGTTGAGGGTCTACGTCACCGGCATAGCAGGATTCATCGGCAGCACCGTTGCCCGCCAGCTTCTCAACGCGGGCCATGAGGTAACGGGGTGCGATGACCTTTCAATGGGCGACAAGGACAACGTCCCGGCGGGAGCGTCATGGGAGCGGACGGACTGCCGCAACCTCGAAGCCATAGACGCCGACGTTGTAGTCCACCTCGCAGCGATGGCCTGCGCCCGCTGGCCGAACGATCAGGAGATATGGGACCGCAACGTCATGGCAACCGCCCACCTCCGAGACACCTTCAAGGGCCGCATCGTCTTCTCCTCAACCTGTGTAGCGGCAGACCCGACCCTCGGCGCATACGCCGCCAGCAAGTACGCCTGCGAGAACATCTTGCCGAACGCCACCCGCTTCCGCTTCGCCAACGTCTACGGACCCAAGCAGCGCGACTGGGGACCGGAGCCCGGAGTCCTGGCCGCGTGGAAGAAGGCCGAGGCAGCAGGAGAGCCGATCAGGATTGACGGCGACGGCAAGCAGACCCGCGACTTCATCCACGTTGACGACGTTGCCCACGCCGTGGTACTGGCCTGCGGAACCGACAAGGGCGACGGCCACACCCTCGACGTATGTACCGGCATCCAGACGCCCGTGATCGAGCTGGCAGACCACTTCAGCGCCAAGCGCACCTTCGCGCCGCGCAACCCGGTTGACCCGGACTCAATGCCGCAAGACCCCGAGCCCGCCGAGCGCATCCTCAAGTTCAAGGCATGGCTGGCGCTGTGAACTACGCGCTGCTGGTCATCAGCGACGGGCGCGACAACTACCTGACCCGGACGCTTTGCTCCGCGCTGGAGTCGTTACCGAAGCCGAAGAAGGTCATCCTGGTGGACGACCGCGCTCACTTGATGGGCTTCGCCGGAGCCATTCAGACCGGGTGGAACCGGATACTTGCCGAGACTCACTGCGAGTTCATTGCTCACCTAGAATGCGACTTCACTTTCAACCAGCCCATCCCCTTGGAGCGCATGGCCGCACTCGCCGCCGACCCGCACATCGCCCAGGTCGCACTCAAGCGGCAGCCGTGGAGCGTGGAAGAAGTCCGAGCGGGCGGCATAGTCGAGACCGACCCCGACTCCTACGAAGAGGGTCGGCACCGGGCTGACACCTACACCGCCCACCGCAAGTTCTTCACCACCAACCCGTCAATCTACCGCCGCGACATAGCGGAGCGCGGGTGGCCGCAAGTGCCTGAATCCGAGGGGCACTTCGGCATCAGCTTATTCGAGGACCCCGCAATCGTCTCGACCTTCTGGGGCGGCAAGTTCGACGCGCCGCTGGTTCATCACATCGGCGACTCACGGGCGGGGCACGGCTACTGATGGTTTACGCAATCGCAATGGTTCTGGATGAATCCGACATCATCGCCGAGACGGTGGGCCACATGTGTCAGCAGGTAGACAAGGTGATCGTCGCCGACAACGGCTCTACCGACGGCACCCGCGAGATCCTTTCCGGCCTTCCGGTCACGGTGGTTGACGACCCCGAGGTTGGCTACTACCAGTCCCGCAAGATGTCCCGGCTTGCCGAACTTTGCCGCGAGGCTGGCGCTGAGTGGGTAGTCCCGTTCGACGCCGACGAGATCCACATGTCATCCCAGGGAACAATCCGCGACGTTCTCGGCACCCTCCCCGACGACGTACTCGTATCCGAGGCTCCGCTGTTTGACCACGTCGCCACTGGGAAAGACGAAGGCGGCACCACGCTCAAGCGCATGACCTACCGCCGCGCCGCACCGGCACCCCTTCGCAAGATCGCAGTCCGGGCCGTCGAGGGCGTGACGATTCACCAGGGCAACCACTCCGCAGAGTTCCCCAACGTGGCAAGCCCGAAGACCGTCACAAACCTGATCCAGGTCCGGCACTTCCCTTACCGCTCGGTAGAGCAGTTCGTGAGCAAGGTCCGAAACGGTGCCGCAGCCTACGCCGCCTCCGACCTCCCCGAGACTGCCGGCGCACACTGGCGACAGTACGGGCGCATCCTTGACGAGCGCGGGGACGAGGGCATCGCCGAAATCTTCCACACCTGGTTCTACCGCGAGAACCCTGACATTGAAGCCGTCATCGGCTCCGAGCAGCAGCCGCCGCTTGTGCATGATCCATGCCCGAGGTCATAGTCCCGTGGTACGGGAACTGTCCGCACCGGCTGAAGGCTCTGGAGTACGTCAAGGGCCGCTACGCCGACCTTGGCTGGCCCGTCACCGTCGCTCACGGTTCAACCCCGTGGGTCAAGGCCGAGGCCACGATGCCCGCCGTAAGGGCTTCTACCGCCGACGTGCTGGTCATCGCGGACGCCGACGTTTCGACAGACGGGCTACCTGAAGCCGTCCGCGCAGTGGAACTCGGCGCAGGCTGGGCGAAACCGCACAAGCTCGTCCACCGCCTGACCGCAGAGTCCACCGACCGCTACATCGCCGGGGAACCGTGGGAGGGGCTGGACCTCGACCGCAAGGCATACGTCGGGATAGCTGGCGGCGGTTACGTCGTCGCAAAGCGCGAAACCCTGCTCGACATTCCGCTTGACCCGCGCTTCGTCGGCTGGGGACAAGAGGACGAATCGTGGGCCGTCGCACTACATCTTCTCGCCGGGATGGCCTACCTCGGACGCGCCGACCTGATCCACCTCTGGCACCCGCCACAGCCGCGACTTACCGACCGCCGAGGCTCGGAGGCGAGCTGGCTACTTATGCGGCGCTACGTCAACGCCCGCCGAAATCCTGAAGCAATGCGCGACCTCGTTGCCGAAATCAAGGAGACACATGATCTCGAACCTACTGAACCGGGAGTGCCAGATAGTGCGCCGAGGCCCGTCCGGGGTTGAGGACCGCTACGGCAACGAGATCCCGACGGAGAACACAGTCTCGACGGTCTGCGAACTTCAGGCGGTTGCGCAACGCAGCGGCAACGAGCCCAACGGCTACAACGAACTGAGCCGAACGAAGTGGACGATCTTCTTCCCGGTAGGTACATACGTGGACTCCGCTGACACCGTGGTCGTTGACGGCGAGGAGTATGAACTAGACGGCGACCCCTGGCCCGTCCGCAACCCGCGCACCCAAGCCGCCAGCCACGTCGAAGCATCGCTGATCCGCGTATCCAGTTCAGACGGAGGTGCCTCGTGATCGTAGACATGGAGGCCATCGTCAGGACATACCTGGACACCGTTGTCATCGGAGCATCCGTGGCAGGCGAAACCCCCCGCAACACTTCGCAGGCATGGGTCAAGGTCACGCAGATCGGCACCCGCGTAATAGGCAACGCCGACGTAGACCACTTCCACGCCTACCACATCCAGCTCGATTGCTACGCCAGCGAGGGCGGGCCGGCCGGGCAAGTCGAGGCGTTCGACCTGTACCAGGACGTGAGGGCGGCGCTAGTGAACCTCCCCGGCACGACCGTCGCTGCTCATATCAGCACGGTTCGGTTTACCGCCGCGCTCCGGCTACCTGACGAGGCATTCGAGCCGCCCCGGCAGCGGTACATCCTTGACGCTCACATCTACGCAGGAGCCTACGATGGCGTTCCTTCCTAACCCGACCTTCCTCAAGCAGCTAGAGGTCGAGGACGAGACGGTCGGGGCGCTGGAGGAAGCCGCCGAGGTGGTAGCCGCCGGAGCCAACGAACTTCGCCACAGCTTCTACCGTGAGCCCGGCGCGGTGCTGGTCCGCAATGAGTCCAGCCGTGTCGCCGCCAACGTCTACGTCGTGAACACCGATCCCGGTGGACACATGGACGAGTGGGGCAGCGTCAACAACGAAGCATACGCGCCCCTGAGAACCGCCGTGAGTAACGCCGGCCTTGAGTTCCAAGAGTCACCCAAGCAGTCCTGACCTTACCCCGCGCCTAGAGGCGCACACCGCCCCGTGGGCGGCGACCAATCAACCATGCCCTCGGGCAAGGAGGAACCATCATGGCAGTAAGCACCAATAACCTGGTGGTCGCAAGCGGAGGCTCAATTTGGGTTGCCGCGACCGGCACCACCGCACCTGTAGACCCCGCCGTCGCACCGTCGGCCCCGTGGATTGAACTCGGCCTCGTTTCAGAAGAGGGCGCGTCCATCTCCTACGGCAAGACCATCGAGGAGTTCATGTCCTGGCAGCGGCGGAACGCTGTAAAGCGCACCGTTACCGCAGACGAGATCACGGCTTCGTTCACCCTTCAGGAGTGGAAGAAGTCGAGCTTCACGTTCGCAGTCGGTGGTGGCTCCATCACCAACGTCTCGGGCACCGTCTATCGCTACAACTTCCCGACCGGCAACGACGACCTCGACGAGCGGTCGCTTCTGATCCGGTGGGATGACAGCGGCAAGAGCTACCAGATCCACATCGAGCGCGGTTCCGTGACCGAGCCCGTGGAGACCAACCTGAGCCGCACGGCTCTGGCGCAGCTCCCGATCTCGTTCAAGGCACTGTCCTCGACGACCACCGACAGCATCGGCGTGGCCCTGCTGACTGACGATCCGGCCTTCGGACTCGGAAGCTGACATGACCAAAGCAACCACAGCCGCAGGCGAGAGCCGCGGCAAGGTTCTGAAGTTCGAGGGTCTGACCCTCAAGCTCCCGGCGAAGCTGCCGTTTACGACGGTCCGCTACATCAAGGGCGACGACATCGACATCGACGGCTTCCTCACCGCAGTAGTGGGCGAGAAGCAGATCGACGAAGTGTGGAACGCCGGCCTCGACATCGACCAGGGTGGCGAACTCGTGGAAGCAGTCCTCAAGAAGTACGGGCTCGAAGCGGGGGAATAGTTGGCCTTGACCGCATCCTGGCGGACGATTGCTGGGATGCGGTCGAGGCAGACTTCCAACGGCATTACGGCCTGAACCTAGGCCGCGAGGTTGAAGCAGCGGGCTGTCGCCGTCTGTGGGTGCTGATCCAGCATCTACCGGCGGAGTCGGCAACGTGGCGGGTCTACAGCCCGCCGAAAGAAGTTGAGAAAGACCCGAACGCTATGGCAGCGTTCTTCGGACAATGAAAAGGAGGTGAGACATGGCTGAAGCAGGTAGAGCAACCGTCAAGTTTGTCGGAAACTACACCGGGCTCTCAGCCGGTCTCGTCTCTGCCCTCTCCCCGGCAAAGCTGGGCAAGATGGGGAAGGTCGGGGGCCTCGCCATTGGCGGGGCCCTTAGTGCTGCCGTGGTTGGGGCGGGCGTCACGAAGGCGCTCTACGACCTCGGCGGCGAGTTCGACAACGCCTTCGACAAGATCCGCGTCGGGACCGGCAAGACCGGCAAGCAGCTCAAGGGGCTGGAAAAGGACTTCAAGGCTGTCTACTCCAAGACGCCCGCCGGGATGGAGGAGGTAGGTAACGCCATAGCCGACCTCAACACCCGGCTTGGCATGTCCGGTAAGCCACTCCAGCGGATGGCCCTTCAGTTCGTGGAGTTGTCCCGCCTGACCGATACCGACCTTCAGGGCAACATCCAGACGGTTACCCGCCTGTTCGGCGACTGGTCCGTCAAGACCAACGAGCAGGCCGGAACCCTGGACAAGCTCTACCGCGCATCGCAAAACAGCGGCATAGCGGTCAAGGATCTCTCCGACTACATGGTGAGTTTCGGCTCGCCGCTCCGTTCCCTCGGGTTTGAGTTTGACGAAGCCGCGGCCATGTTCGCCCGCTTCGAGAAGGAGGGCGTAAACATCCAGACCTCCATGCCTGGTCTGAGGATGGCGCTCAAGAACTTCGCGCAGGACGGCCTCGATCCGGTCAAGTCGCTACAGAAGACCTTCGACGCCATGAAGAACGCCGGCTCCGAGGCCGAGCGGACCAGCCTCGCCTTCGAGGTATTCGGGGTCCGGGCCGGTGCCGACCTGTCCCGCGCCGTGGCAGAGGGCCGCTTCGACCTCGACAAGTTCGTCGCGGCAATGCGCAACGGCAACGACACAATCCGCAAGTCCGCTGAGGACACTAATGACGCGGGCGAAAATATATCCAAGTTCTGGCACAAGGTTCAGATCGCCGTTGAACCCATAGCATCCGATATATTCCAGTCGTTTACGGACCTCACCGAACTACTGTCGGGTGACTTTGGGGATGCGTTGCTTGACGTTACCTCCGGCATAGTGAGCGTCGGTAAAGAGCTAATGTCGGGTGACTTTGCTGGGTCTGTCGATGCCTTCTGGAATGCCGTTACTGGCGACGAAGCAGACCTGGGCCAGTCTCAAAAGAGGATGAAGTTGCAGCGAGAGTCGCTGGCAATGCTTGCCAATTCTACTCGCGGGGTTACCAAGGCGCAGCAGCGCCAGCGCAACGCTACCAAAAACCAAAGCGAAGCTGAGTCCGCGCTTCGCAAGGCGCGAGAGAAGCACGGGTCCGGCAGCGAGCAGGTAATTGAGGCCGAGATTCGTCTCCACCGGGCCAAGCGTAAGACCATCAAACTGACGAAGCAGACGGCCCACGCCGAGCGGCTTCAAGGTGTTGAACGAGAAATCGCTACCCAACGTCTTAGGGATGGCGCTCAGTTTGAGAAGGCACGCATTGGCCGGTTGAACCGCACTATCGAGACGCTGAAAGAGCAGCGGCGCATTGAGTGGCGGCGCAACGGAGACAGCAAGCAGCTTCGAGAGATCGAGGGTAAGCTCACGGAGAAGCTGGACAAGCGGCAGGGTGCGCAGAAGAGGCTGAACAACACACTTACCGACGCAGTCCAGCAGATCGGGCCGAAGTTTGCCAAGTCGCTAAGGGAGATGTCTACGCGCACGGCGGGTCTTGCCGAGCAACTGCCGCGCTTGGAGAAGCCAACTCGGCAGATCAAGTCGGCGTGGAAAGACGTGCTTCCCACCCTGTCCAGCGTCGGCCCTAAGTCTCAGACCAGCTTCGGCAAGGCCGAAGACGCGCTGGAGGAGTTCGCTGAAGCAAGCGGGCGCAAGCGCAAGACGGTAAATACCAACATGCGGCTGATGCCCGTCGTCCAGGTTGAGGCAACCGGCGACATGATCGCCGACTTCCGCGACAAGATGGACGCCCTGGACACGGGCGGCTCCCCTCGGCAGTCACGTCGCCGGGGCGGGCTGATGCGAAAGCTTGCCGAGAAGTTCGCGGGCGGTGGCATGGTCCCGGCAGCCGTATCACCCGGCGAGATGGTCGCCTTCGGAGATAAGGCGTTCACAGTTCCCGGCGCACCCGTAGCAAGAGACTCCGTGAACATGGATCTCCCAGTCGGCGCGAAGGTCTTTACCTTCGACGGCCAGCGCAGGTTGGCGGAAGGCGCGTCAGAGATGAGTGCGCTACACGGGCAGCGACCGCACTTCGCGAGTGGCGGGATCGTAAAGCCGGAAGTCATGGGCGGCTCGACGAAGGCCAGCGGTCTTGCCAATGCGGCCATCGGCAAGATTCACGGCAAGGCGAAGGGTATCTATAACCGAACAAAGGATCGCATCGCCGAGCGCGGCAGCGCGTCCTCCGGCAACTTCAACTACACCGGCCCGCCCGCCGACTTCAAGCAGCTTGGCAACAACTCCTACGTGGACTCGAACACCTACGCGGTTGCGACTTATCTAGCCAACAGGTTCGGCTCACGCATCAGTTCCGATTGGCGATCCGTCGCAGAGAACGACGCGGCTAACGGTTCGAAGACCTCCAGCCACCTTCGTGGCACCCCGGCCAACCCCGGCGCATTCGACTTCGTTGCTCCCTCAACCGCAATGCAGGCGTTCGTGGGGCAGCACATCGCGGGCGTCACCGAAAACGACATTCACGATTACGGCTCCGGCCTCCACAACCACATCGCCTTCTTCCGCCAGGGCGGGCTGGTTCAACGCATGGCCAGGGGCGGCAGCCCGTGGAAGAAGACCGGCTACACCGTCTACAAC